CCTCTCTATGAATTAGATGCCAGTGCCCTAGGTGCTGGCATTTTGCGTTTCCATGGGCAGCAGCAAGCCGAGAATATCATCTGGCAAGGCGATACTTTTGAGCCGATGGCGCTTGAGGTGTCAGGTCTTGAGATGCGTTCTGACGGCAAAGCATCAGCTCCCACCTTAAGCATGTCAAACAATATCGGCGGCCTGCAAAATGCTGTATCGGCCTACTGCTTACAGTTTGGTGACTTTGCAGGCGCAAAGCTCAAAGTCATTACCACACTCGCCAAGTATCTTGACGCTGAAAACTTTAGCACTGGCAACCCGACTGCATCAAATGAAGCCAAAGAGCAGCTTTGGTATATCGAGCAAAAGACCTCTGAAAATGCCAATGCTGTTACGTTTGAACTCTCTAATCCAATTGATTTTGAAGGCCTGAAAATACCAGTCCGGCAGATTTCAAATTATTGCCACTGGTGCGCGATGGGCGAATATAGGGGTGAATCGTGTCAATTTACAGGTGCAGCCATGTTTACCGACAAAGACGAGCCAACGGATAACCCTGCACTAGATCGCTGTTCCGGCCGACTGTCTTCATGCCGTATTCGCAACAATGAAATCCGCTTTGGCGGTTTTCCAGCATCGAGTTTAATGTGATGAAACTAACCGCAAAACTTAAAAAAGCAATACAGGCGCATGCTGCTGAAGTATATCCGAGCGAATGTTGCGGCGTGATTGTGAATAAAGAATATATTCCTTGCCGCAATACTTCAGACAATAAAGACCAGTTTGAAATCCATCATGAAGACTTAGCTAAGGCTGAGGATTTCGGCGAAATTCAGGCCTATGTACATTCACATCCAAATGCTTCAGCTCGCGCATCTGAAATTGATTTAATCCAGATTGAATTGCATGAAAAGTCCTGGGTAATTTGTGCTTATCCAGATATTGAATTTCAGGTGTATGAACCATGCGGATATCAAGCACCATTAGTGGGGCGAAACTATATTCATGGTGTCCAGGATTGCTATTCGATTGTTCGTGATTTTTACGAGCGTGAACTAGGCATCAGCTTGATTGATTTCGAGCGCCAGGATCACTGGTGGGAATCCAAAGAAAACAAATCACTTTATCTGGATGGTTTTGGTGAAGCTGGCTTTGTTGAAGTGGATCAACCGCAATATGGTGATGTGATGTTATGCCGAGTCGGACGCACCGAGCATGTTAATCATGCGGTTATTTGGCTGGGTGATAACGGCATGCTGAAATCTGAGCAAACCGAGCAGTGCATTGGATCCGCTTTGATATTGCATCATCCATATGGCCGAAAATCAGTACGTGAAATCTTTGGTCCACAGTGGCAGGAACGAGTTGCGAAGGTGGTTCGATATGCTCAAAACAATTAAGTTGTACGGCATTCTAGCCAAGAAGTTCGGCAAAGAGTTTCGTCTTGATGTAGAAAATACCCGTGAAGCCATGCGAGCCTTATCAGTTCAAGTTCCAGGCTTTGAACACTTTATGCTGCATGCGCATGAGCAGGGCTTGGAGTTTGCAGTATTCCAGGATAAGCAAAACATCTCCGAAACGGAACTCGACATGAGTACCAGCGCTAAAGTCATCAAGGTTGTGCCAAGAGTGAAAGGGGCAGGTGGTGCAGTTCAGACCATCCTTGGTGCTGTACTGGTGGTTGTGGGGATTGTTGTGACTGGTATGTCCTTTGGCTCAGCAGGTGCGGTTGGTGCTGCATTAATTGGTGCCGGTGTCGGTATGATGGTGGGGGGTATTGCACAAATGCTCATGCCTAAGATTGAAAGCCAAGAACAGAACCAGGATGGTAACAAGGCCAACAAGGGCTTTGGAGGTGCGGTCACCACAATTGCCCAAGGCAATCCAGTTCCAGTGCTTTATGGTCAAAGAGAAGTCGGCGGCTTTATTGCAAGTGCTGGACAATATCCAGAAGACTTGATGTAAATAATTGAAATATATAGGCGCAATGAGCGCCTTTTTTATTGTCTGAGGGAAGTATGAACGCAGTAATTAAAGGCGCAAAAGCGGGTGAGAAAAAAGCAAGACAGCCAAAGATTGCTTCAGATTCAGCTCAATCTAAAACCAAAATCAAGATTCTTTATGGTTTATCTGAAGGTGAGGTTGAAGGCTTGGCCAATGGCTTGCAATCTGTTTATCTGGAAGAAACACCACTGCAAAATCCTTCTGGTGGCTGGAACTTTCAGGACGTTCAAGCCGACTTTCGTCACGGTAGTAATGACCAGACTCATATCGAAGGCTTCCCGGATATTTCTTCCGAATCTGCGATTGGTGTTGAATTAAAATCTGATGCACCTTGGATCCGAGCTGTCTCAAATACCGATCTTGATGCTTTGAATATTCGTTTTAAATGGGGACCTTTACGCCAGCAAAATGCTAAAAATGGCGATGTGAACGGCATTACCATTCAGTATGCGATTGATCTGCAAACTGATGGTGGCACCTGGACTGAGGTTTTAAATACTCAGATTTCAGATAAGACTTCAGCAAACTATGAGCGCTCGCATCGTATTGATTTACCAAAAGCAGATACCGGCTGGACAGTCCGCGTACGTCGCATCACGCCTAATTCAACATCAGAATACATCAGCGACAAAATGTATGTTGAAGCAATCACCGAGGTTATTGACCTAAAGCTTAGTTACCCAAATACCGCTTTACTCGGTCTGCAATATGATGCAGAAACCTTTTCAAATGTGGCAAAAGTCGCGGTTGACCTAAAAGGCATTAAGCTTCAAGTTCCGTCAAACTATGATCCGGTAGCGCGCACTTATGCTGGGATGTGGGATGGTACATTTAAGCGCGCTTATACCAATAACCCGGCATGGATCTATTACGATATTTGCACCGCAAAACGCTATGCTCTAGGCAACCGCTTAACTTCCGCAATGCTGGACAAGTGGTCTTTGTATCGCCTGGCACAATACTGCGACCAGATGGTAAGTGACGGCAAAGGTGGTCAGGAACCACGTTTTACTTGTAACGTGTATCTGCAATCCACTGAAGATGCCTATACGATTCTAAGCAAACTGGCAGGCGTATTCCGCGCGATCTCATATTGGGATGGCAACTCCATTGTCTGTGATGCCGATATTCCACAAGATACTTATTTCACTTACACCCGTGCTAACGTTATTGATGGCTTATTTGAATACTCTGGCACACGTGCGCGTGATCGGCATACCGTTGCAAAAGTGGCTTGGGATAATCCTAAAAATCGCTATAAGACTGAATATGTCTATGTGCGGGATGAGCCGGCAATTGCAAAGCTAGGTGTGCGTATTGCTGAGATTGATGCATGGGGCTGCACCAGTGAAGGTCAAGCACAACGTGCAGGGCTTTGGGCTTTGAAGTCTGAGCAGCTAGAAACCCGTACCGTATCTTTTAAAGTGGGTCTGGATGGTTATATTCCGCAGCCTGGTAAAATCATTGAAATCTCGGACGAACTATTTGCTGGTCGTGCCAATGGTGGTCGCGTCTCCAGTGTTTCGGCTGATCGAAAAACCATTGCGATTGATCGTGACGAAGTGGTGTGCAGCCCTGGTGATCGACTTGTTGTAAATGGCGAGGATGGTAAGGCTCAAGGTCGAATCGTATCATCTGTAAATGGTCGCAATATCACAGTAACTACTGCATTTGATTCTGTTGCTGCGGAAAATGTTTGGGCGGTTGATGCGCAAGATCTGAAAACCATGAAGTTTCGCGTCATGAGCATTACTCAGGATGACAAACATCAGTTTTCAATCACCGCCCTGCAATATGAATCAGCCAAGTATGATGCAATTGATTTTGGTGCTTTCATTGATGAGCGTCCGATTTCCATCATCAATCCAACCATTCAGGCACCTGTTACCAACGTTTTGATTTCATCTGAGACTATGGTTCAGCAGGGTTTGTCTGTTGAAACAATGATAATCACTTGGGATCAGGCGCAAGGTGCAACAAAGTACCTCGTTGAATGGCGCAAAGATGATGGGTCATGGATTAAATTGCCAATCACCGGAAGCAATTCTATTGAAGTGACTGGCATATATGCGGGTAACTATGAAGCGCGTGTGACTGCGATTTCAGCTTTTGATGTATCATCGCTGCCAACATATTCAAATCTGACTGAGCTATCTGGCAAGCAGGGATTGCCGCCTACATTAGCGTTTCTGCATGCCAATGGGTTGCTGTTCGGAATGAAGTTGACATGGGGATTTCCTGCTACCGGTGCGCTTGATACAGCCTACACTGAAATTCAGGTTTCGCCTGATGGTGAAGCTAATATTGCGCAGCTTGGTTTATTTGCCTATCCAACCACAACGCATTCAATCCAGGGGATGCAACCCAACCTAACCCAGAAATACAGGGGGCGTTTGATTGACCGGATCGGAAATATCGGGCCTTGGTCAGAATGGGTGGCTGGAACAACTTCTGCCGATGCTTCTGCAGTGCTAGACATTCTTTCTGGGAAAATCAGTGAAACACAGCTGGCACAAGATCTGGCAACCAAAATTTCAGACATTGATCAATATGATCAGCGTATCTCTGATGCCGAACAAGCTGTGATTGAAGTTGGGAATCAGGTCAGCGGCATTCTGGATAGTCAGGAAAACATCATTGATGAACAGCAGATATTGTCTGAAAAAATCGATGGTGTATTTACGCAAGTCAATCCAGCAATGATCGGCTCTGAAAACGATTACATCGGGAACAATGAACAATACGCGGGCGTCTGGTCCATTCAGACAGCCGTAATTGAGGGTGATCGTGCTAATGCGTTTGCGCTTCAACAAGTTCAGACCACTGTCAATGGCAATACCGCCATTGTTCAGGAGGTCGCGCAGTCAGTTAATGGCGTGTATGCACAGAAGTTCATCAAGATAGATGTAAATGGCAAAGTTGCTGGGTGGGGCGGGGCGAATGATGGTATTGAGTCAAATTTCATTGTGAATTTTGATTCTTTTGCAATTGGCAGTGGGAGCAATGCTTCTTATCCATTCATTTTCCGCAGTACACCTTATAAAGACCCAAATACAGGGACTGTGTTTCCAGTCGGTGCTTATATCAAAGCGGGCTTTTTTGATTATCAATCGGTCAAATTGGCACATCTTGATACCGCAAGCATTGGCAGTTTGAGTGCGTTGAGTGCGAATTTAGGAAGATTAGAAACAGTGGCGGCGGACGGAGCAAAAACCGTTATGACAGGTGGCAAGACTGAGGTGTTTTATCCAAATGGACGACTAGCAATCAAAATAGGAGTTACCTGAGTGGGTGTAGAGTTTCAGATATATGATCCAGCAGGCAATCTGGCTTTTGATTTGGCTAGACACCGGCTAATTAGATTTTACAAAAACATTAGTATTGATACAGGCGCATGGTATCGAGGGGAGAATAATGTACTTTGGTATTATAATTTTCCCGAAAGTGATCCAAAAAATATCATGACAACTGCTGAATATATAACCTGCAAACCCGGCAAGATTCAGTACTGGAACGCTTATGCACCAACTTCATCTCGCCCACCATCCATAACCATACCACTTTTTAGGTTTTAATTATGCCTGTTCATGCTGAATTTTATAATCCTAACGGTGACTTAGTTCTATCCAAGGATGACACGGCACTTGTGGATGGCGGGAGTAAGTTATATATCCCATCAAACTCTAATAGTGGAGCAGGTTATTCCTATGTAGAAGACCTTAATACATTTCAGGATGCACAGTCTGGTGATTATCGGAATCCTCGCGCAAAGTGTTTAAATTTTAGCGTTGTGGATAATGCATCTCCTTGCTGGTATAAGCCGCGTGAAGGAACCAATATCTTGATCATATCCCGTGGTGTTATTGGTGTTGGAACGACAGGAGGTGGAGTGGATATTGCACAAACACCTCTGCGAAACCTAAACCAGTATTCAGGATACTTTGATGTATATAAAGAAGATGGTTCCTTAGCTTGGAGTGTAAATAGCATAATTCAAGCACCCAAAATTATTGATGTAATTCAGTTGCCGGACACCATGCGCACTCGTGAAGATGTTGTGGTTATCGATCTCTCTCGCTATGGGTATGACACTAACAAAATATATGCGTTAGCTACGTTCACAGGACGGCTCTATATGGATGAAATTTCATTTGAATATACGGGAATACTCATTAAACGTAGTGGGAATAGTTTATATATCAGAGGGTTTATGAGGTCTGTTGGTGACCCATCCGTCTATCCGCTTTCACAAACATTTGGAGCAGGCGGCATATATATTCCACTGGCCTATTTCCCAAATTCTTAAATCACCTTATATGACTTCATAGCACCTCCGGGTGCTTTTTTATTACCAAAATTTAGGGGGTACAATGTCCAATGACTATTCATCTGATCCGCCAATAGAGCCGAAAGGCTCTTTTTTAATGCCGATTTTATAGGGGGATGTATGGCTAAAGGGGATGTATATGGACTTTCTTAGTCAAGTATTGGAAAGCATAAAGAACCATTCGCACATCCTTTTTACAGGTGTGCTGGGTGCAACTTTTGGCTTTCTATTAAGCAAGGAGCCAACCCGGGATCGCTGGATAGGATTCTTTGCGGGCTTCATTTTATGTGTGGTCTTTGCTGAGCCAGCAAGCTTATTTCTTGCTAATGGCAAGTACCCTGAGCTATTTGGTTTTGTCTTAGGTGCTGCTGGTAAGAGTACAGCTGAAGCATTATTAAGTTTGGCTCGATCAAGACTTCTTGGTTTAGTCAAAAAGGAGAATGAAGATGCTGCTAATCATAAGTAAGACGGCATTGGTATTGTTTCTGGTTTCGTTTGCAATCATGGTATTTCACCCAAAAATTAAACTACCAAAGCACATCGATTTTCTTTTGATGCTGTCAATTATTTTTGGGGTAGCACTCTTTGTAAAAGATGACTACTCGCCCAGTCCAGCTGGAACTCTTTTTTACACCACAGTAAGCATTGTATTTGTACTTTTTACCCGACAGCTTTATATCTGGGGGAAGGAGGGTGCACGTCCTAAATTTTTTAACACGGATAAAGATGATGAACACCACTCAAATTAAAAAACTCCAAAGAACAGTAGGTGTACATGACGATGGCATTATTGGCCGTGGCACCTTAACTGCTGTGTTTAGAAAGCTTGGTGCCAGTCAATCACGCGCTGAAGAACTAGGTTTGGCCGCTAATGTTCATTTTCGCGCGTATGGCATTCTTGATAACTCGCTTCGCTTTATTCACTTCCTTGCACAATTAGCACATGAGTCTGGCAACTTCCGCTATATGGAAGAAATTGCATCTGGTGCAGCATACGAAGGCCGAAAGGATTTAGGCAATACGCAAGCAGGAGATGGCAAGCGATTTAAAGGACGTGGCCCGATTCAATTAACTGGCCGTACCAACTATCGCAAGTATGGTCAGCAGCTCGGCATCGACTTTGAAAATAATCCTGAGATTGTAGCTATACCAAGTATCGGCTTAATGGTTGCTTGTAAGTTTTGGTCTGATAATGGCCTGAATGCTCTAGCTGATAAAGATGATGTGTTGACTATTACACGCCGCATCAATGGTGGCACCAATGGTCTTGCAGATCGTAAAGCTCATCTAGCTAAGTTGAGGGGCTGGATATGATAAAAGCCTTCATCGCTAAATTTTACGAAGCCGTCATTATCTTTTTGGCGGCTTTTTTATTGCTGGCCTTAATTGGTTTAGGTGTGCAGACATGGCGTGCATCAACTTGGCAGAAGTATTACGACACTCTCGATGCTAAATATCAAACCGATCTAGCTAAGGCAGAGGCACTAACCGAAAAAGCAAAAGCCGATGCTCTTGCTAAAGAAAAACAATGGTCTGAAAAGCTACTAAATGCGGAGATTCAACATCGTGAAGATATCAAACACATCATTGCTGATAGCAGTAGCGCTAAGTCCGCTATTGACCGGTTGTCAAAGCAAATCGATACAGCCTCAAGTCGTATGTCCACAGCTACCCGAGAAACCATCATTGAGTACAGCAATGCCAGCGGTGTCGTACTCGAAAAATGCGTCAATGAATATCGAGCAGTGGCGCAACGAGCTGATGAACACGCAGCTGATGCAAAACGATTAAATGAATCGTGGCCCTCTGAGTGAGGGCTAACTCCACACCCCACTCAAAACCACATAATTACTCTGCAAATTTAAACCCCACCCGGGTTCCTTCCTAAAAATCTCTCCATTCTTAATCGTGTGCTCTATGTAAAAGTAGGTCCATGTTTTCATATCCATCTCTTGTAGTTATTTTTCCCATCTAAATTATACCCATATATAGTCATGAAAAAAATGTAGACTGATTTGTAGACTGTTGAATTGTATTTGTAGACTGCTCATGGTTGTTAGTGCGAAGTGTTGCATATATACAATACATTTGAAAACAATGATCTACCGTTATTTACAGCCAATTATATTAATTGCAAAACAATGTTCTCAGAACTGGCGTTTCTAGTGGTGAGAAAGTGTAGTGTGATGCAAGTTATTGTTATAAAGTAATTTATTATGCATCACGTCTACACTAAAAAATAACGTGTAGACTATATGTAGACTGTTGAGTAATTTCAGGCTTAAAATGCAAGTGTCGAATTTGTAGATTAAGCTTGAAATGAAACTCAACAAATCTAATGTTGATGCTATTGCATTGACTGAAAAAGGGCAAGCCATCTATCGTGACTCAGACCTGATTGGTTTTGCGGTCCGAGCTACCACAAAAAGCAAATCTTATATTGTCGAGCGCCGGCATGCCGGGAAACTGTTCCGCGTGACGCTGGGTAAGACCAACGAAATTACACCTGCAGAAGCTAGAAAAAAGGCTCAGTCTATTTTGGCTGATATTGCCAATGGCGTTTTTGAGAAAAAGAAAGATGCCTTAAATAATGAAATAACTCTAAGCCAGGCTTTCGACCTATACCTAAAGCAAAGAAAATTAAAACCGCTTTCTGTGAATACCTACAATCACTGCATCAATACCTTCCTTCCAGACTGGAAAGAACGGCCTATATTTGAAATCAATAAAAAGGATGTATTTGACCGGTTCATTAAACTGACAGAATACAGTCCCACTCAAGCCAACCTTACTTTAAAAATGTTCGGGTCTATCTGGCGCTTTGCTCAAATCCACTGTTCAACTGATGAAAATCCAATTCTCAAACAAAACCCAGTTGATGTGATTCCTGCAAAACGTGGCTGGAATAAAGCCAAAGCACGTACACGCCACCTAGATGAAAGTAATATTCATACTTTTTACAATGCAGTCCTGAATTACTTTACTGAGCGTTCTTTATATGAAGATGCCTCCAAGAATGCCACACGTGATCTGGTGCTATTCATCATGTATACCGGGTGCCGTAGAAACGAGGCTCAAACCTTAAAGTGGGAAAATGTAGACATCGAGAAGGGCTTATTTGTATTCAAGGACCCAAAGAACGGTGATGACCACTTATTGCCAATGGGTGACCATTTATTTGAAATTATCAAACAGCGTTACGAACTGCGAAGAAATGAATATGTTTTCCCGGGTTCCAATATGACATCAAGTGCAAAACATATTGCGGGTGCTCAGGGCCTGTTGAGAGCGATAGGTGAGCAGACCGGTATTCAAATTTCATTGCATGATTTGCGTCGAACCTTTGCCACCATCTGCAACAATTTGGACTATGGCCCATACACGATTAAGCGACTTTTAAACCACCGTTCCGGTGCTAAAAACGATGTGACTGGTGGGTATGTGCAGGTATCACTCAAAAAATTACGGCTTGCAATGAATGACATTGAAGCCGTGTATCAGGGCAAGCTCAACTGCTTCGATTAAGAGGCAAGTTGAGCCGTATTCATTACGGTTTGTCGCTCTTGGTAGGCCAGAACATCCGCTTTTTTGTAAGTAACACATCGACCAACCTTAGTGTAAGGAATCCCGCCACCCACACAACGCAAGCGCTGCAAGGTATGGACAGAGCAGGAGAGGTAAATTGCCACATCTTCCTGCGGAAACAACTGTTGATCTGATGCAGCAAGGAAGCGATCTAAACGCATATCTTTGTCTTGCTGCGACATTTCATTTAGCTTAATTTTCACTTTTCACCTCCATACAACTTTCTACATCTGCTTTATTCATTAGCTGCCGAACTCGATCCAACTCTTCTTTAGAGTGCGGAGTTCCACCGCCATTAATGTCTAAGTAAAATTTCAGAAGATCTTTGCGATCCTGAAAGTCATACATCTTTATAACAAGCTGCAGGTCACGCAAAATTACTCGCATTGGCAGCAATTCATATTCAAGGCCAAATATTGGCAACTCTTTATTAATAAATTTTCTAATAGCTGTTAGTCTTTGGAGTCCATCAATACAAACAACCTGCTCAGGAAGGTCACCAGATAGTTTTGTCTCGCGCCATGTTGGGCAGTTGAAACGAATTGTTAGCCCACTTTCATCCACAATTCTGCGTAACACGTTTTCTATATAAGCTACCTGTTGTGATTCAGTCCAAATATGGCCACGTTGGAAGTCCGGGTTTATATCAACACCATGTTCAACCGCTTCAGCTTCCAAGGCTAGCCATTGCTCCAAGTAGCTAAAACCACAGTGAAAGGTGCGAATAGGGCGCTCAACGGGATTAACAGCTTTAAGAAAATCATCATAAGAAATTCGATTCACGACACCTCTCCCAAACTCTTCACCACACCACTCGGCAACTTACTCAAATAGCAGGTGAACAGGTGATACAGCTTATCCGCGTTACTTTCATCTACCGTGATAATCCCACCAGTACCACTCTTAACTCTTTGACGCGACCAACCTCGCATGTGATACGTGAACTCATTGTCATAATCCACCGCGTTTAAAATCGCGTTGAATGAGCCAACATCACCGGCAGACCATGTTTCAATATATGGCTTGTCTTTGGCCACAAGGTTGTCGATCTGGAGCTGGGCGAACTGCACATTGGTTAATTGAATTTCAGTCATTGGCTCGGCCCTCATATTTATTTAAAGCATCAATACATGCTTCTTCTGGTGTGCAACCTTGCCCCTGCAATAGAATTTTACGGTTAGGGTCTTGCTCACGTGCATTGCTGCAAATCCAAACCATCCAGTCTGTATAGCGTGTATATGCCAATTCAAAGTAGCAGTAATGGTTGGTTTGAAGCATCTCCGCATGGATGGCCATAACTTTTTCTAGGTTTGATTGATTAGTCATTGGCTGGCTCCTGTGCTTCGAGCATGTCAATATTGTTTTGGATGCACTTCATTGCAGCAAGCCAGCCTTTATCAAATAGATCATTCACGCTTATTTCAGCTATATGGCTCTCAACATGCTCTCTGATTGATTTAACCAGCAAGCGGTCGTTAAGTGCTTGTTGTGTTTCCGGCACCGCTTGGGCTTTGGCTTCCTTCGCCAGGCAAATCAAACAAGGCTCTTCATCTGGATACTGACTGTTAAAAATACCAATAGGTGATTCACATTTTTTTAAGTGTTCGTCACAAAGCAGCAGCTTAATTTTTTGATCAGCTTGGGCTCTAACTTCCCGCTCAATAGCATTCGCAAAGTCATAAACATAAGCGTTTAAATCCATATTCCCGCTTGCTTGCTCTTTCAACTTAAAGCCATTTATTAAAGCCAATTCTTTAACTTTTTCAATATCCATCCCGCCACCTTCTTTAATTTTCACGCTGCTTTCACTCCCTTGCTACGTTCAGCCATAAGCTTTGCGTAATACTCCTGACAGTGCGGAATCTTGTCTTTAATCTTCTGGATGATTGATTCATCACGCTCAATCACTACAGTTGTCAGACGCTCACGAATGTCGATAGCTTCAACCATGTCGATCAACTGTTCTCGATCATCCCAATCCTTTGTAAGCTCAACAGGAGTAGGGAATAGCCAGAAATCCACCTCAGCAACTTCGCATTCATACAGCCACATATAGGCTTGCATCTGAATGTCATAGCCCGCTTTTTTAACCTTCTCCATTGCCTCATCAACAAAGAAAGGATGGGTGCCAATATCCCAGGTGCATTTAGTATCGATAATCAACTTGCGTTCCAGATCCAGCACATCACACTCACCAGTGATCAAGTCATTACTGACCCGACCAACATGTTTTGTAAGCTTACGAAATCGCATCTTTCCAGACATTTCAATTGCCACATCTTCAAGCAAATTTCCTTTGGCTGTGTACTGGTTGCCGGTGAATGAGCGAAAGCCATAAAGATCTTCTTTAACAATCTTACGGATTGTTGATTTAGCATCAGCACTAAGCGTTTCGCTTTTCAGCTTTGGCGTACCAATCAAGTTGCTCAAGGAAGAGCAGCGGAATAACTTCATGGCAGCACCTCCACAGCTTGACGCTGCGCATCTGTCAGCGCGTACTCACTCAGCACATAGTCTTTTTCGAATGCGCCTGCTTTAACTTGCTCAAGAAGCACAGGGAACTCAGCATCTGGAACAGTCATTTTGGTTTCGATAGCACCAACACTTTCGTTATGGTCGATGTAATCAAAATCATTGGTTTCCACATCACGAACAATCGACTGATCCGCAAGTTGCGCTGTCTGCATCTCAATTGAAAGCGGTGCCTGTTTGGATAGCAAGAGCTTAGTCACAGTCTTAAGGGCCATGGAATCGAAGTTTTCATGCCAAACACTTGATGCCTTTTTACCTTGGTTTATTTGCCCTTGAGCAAATTTATAAGACTGGCTGTAATTTCCAGCATGCTTTATTACATCGGCTTTACTCATATAAAGCTCAGCAGTAAAGCCATTCAGTAGCTTAAAGAAAGCCACATAGCCAATAGCTTCACCCTGATTTGGAACTGTCCAGTCGAACTCATAGCCAAGCAGGGGATTTGCTGAAATCAATTGGCCTTCATACACTGGCGTTGCTGCAATACGTGCAAACTGACCTGAACGCTGTGCCAACTGAATAAAGCCTTTGTATCCCATCTGGAATTGAGCTTCTAAGGACTCAGCCCACTTGCCTTGAGCATCTTTGAACTTGCGCTTGTATGGAACAATGTAAGCAAAGCCAAGGTTGTTATTGATTGGTAGATCAAGCGTTGCTGCCATCATTGCTGCATTGATTACAGTTGCAGGTACTGCGCCTTTAAGCTGTGGTTGGTTCGCTACCTGCATTACCGAAGCCAGGAAGCCTTGAGTTTTTTTACCAAGCACTTCTTCAAATTTTTGACGGATTTTTGCGTCTGATACATAAGCTTTGATCGACTTAGGATCATGCTCAGCAACCTGATTTTCTGATTTCACTGGTGCATTCATCTCAAGCCACCTCTTCAAATAGCTGCTCTGCGTACTCATTCACAAGACGCTGTAATTCTTTAATTTGTTCATCAGTCAGCGTAAATGTCTGACCTTCTTCAGCTTCAAAGTTCCAAACATCCAGCAAGGTCACAGGTGTATCTTTCACCACAAGCCAAGAATCAATATCCACTGGCTCGGCATATCGCATATCACCATTCGAGCTACGCATTTGCGTCATCGTGTGAGGTAACACAGGCATTGAACAATCAGCCGTTGCCCACAGGTTTTCACCAATCTGACGATACAAACCAAAGGTCAGCACGTTATCTTCAATCGAAATATCCAGATCCACCTGAAAGCTTGGCAGGTCTGAAAAGTACAAATCACGTGTGAAATCTTCATTCACCTTGCAGTCAATTACCTTAGTGCTATGACCATCACGGCACAGGAATAAAGATTGGTTTCCGATGTGGTGGATAGGTCGCATTGCCGCACCACATCCACATAATTGAGCGTAAGTGTTCATGCTGGCACCTCTACTTTTAAGTTCCCATTCAAGCAAATCGCTATCACTTGCTTGCATTGAGAAACATCAAACATCCCGATATGACACTCACTTGGCTGGATATTCATTTCAGCAGCCAGCGCCTTGTAAGCATCTTTACGCTTCATTACTTTTGCTTTCCAAATAGGGTCAAAAGCTCTATGGGCCATAGACTTGTATTTGCGAAGTTCTGCATTTGCCAAGCGACCAAGTGGATTTTTAGTACCTGGATGACAGCCAACATAAGCATCACAAGGTGTGCACTGATAAAACCATTTGTTGTGAAGGTCTGGGCGATGTGGATAAACCGCATACCCGTCAACACCATCAGATTTATTGCCGCAGTAAGGGCAGATAGGATTCTTGCTCACTTCACACCCCCAGCAATCGCAGCATTAATCTTTTCGATCTCATAACGATCAACGTACGCATTAACCGCTTCTTCATGACGTACGACATTGAGAATGTCTAGAAACTCTACTGAGCCGTCATCCAAGGCATACTCGACATAGATGCTGTAATCATCAGCTTTGACAGTAGCGACACAGATCTGATTGCAATTCACGCTTTGAACTTCGTATTGCTTTGCAGCGATATTGATTTGCGGCTGATCTTCAATAGATTCAGCTTGGGCAAGGCAGCCTGATAGCCAAAAGGCTAAAGGCAATAGGAGGAATTTATTCATGGCTTTCCCCTTTATTCAGCAAGCTGTTTAGGTTGTTGTAAACATTGCGAAACTTCGACCACTGCTCTTGATCCTTGATTTCCGATAGGTAGCGATGAGTAACAACTTTTCGTTTTGCATCCCAGGTAATTCGAGCTTTATCAACACCAGCAACAAAAAAGAAATTAGGATGCTTCCTCCACTGGATCAAAGTGCCGTCAGCAACCAAATCAAGTATTTCTTTTGGGATGTCTTGGTTGGCTTGGTTTACATTTGCAACTTTTGACTCTTCACGCTCAATTGCATCTTTAGTTTTTTTGATCCCATTTTCTAAATTGCGCAGTGACTCATTTTGTCTTTCCCAGCGATCAAGAGTTACTTGACCGTTTCTCTTGTCATTTAAGGGTTGCCCATTTGCAGACTTAACATCCTCAAAATGCGAATTTAATTTTGAGTTAAAAGCTTCCTCTTTTTTCGCAAGGGACCTTTTAAGTATTTCTAAGCGAGCCATGGGCTTGCCTTCATCAACTTTTGTATTCATAATTTCTTTACTCACTGAGAGAGAGTGGGTCACGCTCCAGGTTGTTGTCGCAACGCTGGGGCTTTTTGTTGTCTATGTATCCAATATCGCATTTCCGATATTTTTAGTCAATAGGAAAACCGATATAATTATAGAAAAACCGATATTTTTATTTTGAACTGTGAACTAATAAACAAAAACCCACCAATGGGGTGGGTTGATTAAGGTTTCTATGCTGGGGTTTAGTTGTGTCTAACTCTTGGTCTTGCGCGATATACATATCGCACACAGTCAACAACCTGTCCTACAAAAAGACATTCATCATCAAGCTCAATGATATTTGGTTTGAATTCAGGGTTTAAGGCTTGTAGGTATCTCTTCCCATTGGTTTCGATAACCAGTTTTTTGAAAGTTGCTTCTTCGCCACGACGAACCACAATAATGTCGCCAGACTGCATATCTCCATAATAGGCATCTGGATCCACCACAATGTAGTCACCTTCCATAAAGTAAGGGTAGTTACTCAGGCCTTGTACCTTAAGAAAGAAGCAGTTAGAGCACTCATCTTCTGGCAGGGGTAGCCATTCAGTTACTTCAGTTGTGTCTACGGCTGCAACATTAGTGAATGTTCCGGCCTGAACCCAGGAGAGAACAGGGGCCATGCGAGCCTTGATAGGCACAGCATTACTAGGCTCAATTTCACCCGAAACGCCTTTTTTAAGCTCTTCCGCAGTCACACCAAGAGCACCAGCCAACTCCAGGATAAAGCTTGTTGATTTAGCAGTGCCCGTCTCTAAATCTGAAATTACGGATTGCTTTACGCCTGACTTTTTAGCCAGTTGTATTTGGGTCATTTTTTTCGCTTTGCGAATTTTCTTTAAATTTTCACCCAAAGTGGTCATGCATGTGTCCTTAATTACCTATATCGGAATTGTGATATAAAAACTTATCGGTTTGGCTATTGTTTAAATATCGGAAAACCTATATATTTGTTGAAAAGTATCGGAGGTTCTTATGAATCAGTGGCAAATCATGATCTCTGAGTTGCGTACTCAAGGTTTAACCCAGGCTCAGATCGGCCAAGAAATGGGGTGCTCTCAAAATTACGTGAGCAATTTAGAGCACGGTGTATGTGGAAAACGCCTTTCGCACGAATTAGCGATCAAGCTCCAAAAGCTGTGGAAAAAGCACTGCAAAACCAAAAAAGTTGCATAGGTGAAGTTATGAGTCTTGAAAAGAAATCTACACATGTTCGCTTGTCTCCTGAAATCCATGAGCGGGCAAAACTACTTGCCGAAATTAAGGGTAAAGACCTTGCTCAATACCTGGCGTATCTCCTAGAGAAGGAAATCGTCGGTGAGTGGCATGTACTTAATTTACAAGCAAAATCATTCGAGCGCTTGGGATTAACAGCTTTAGTAAGGGATCTGTCTACAGACATCAGCTTTGGAGAGGGATTGGAAGGGATTCACAGGGATTTAGACAAAGAAAAAGCCTGATGGTCTAGATCAGGCTTTTTGGTTATTCATTAACTACGAGGGAAATGAACATGAATAGTTTAACACGAAATTTTAGAGAAAAAATGCTTATTCAAAAGATTCAGCTTTTGGAAAAAGCACTTAAAGCAAACCTTAAAAACCCAAGCTTGGATAATGCTTGTTTGGTTGCCAAGGCCCGTCATGAATTATTTGTATTTGCACGAGGTGAGGCATGAACAAGGCAATTCCAGTTATTAAATTGATAGAAGCCATGAATGAACAACCGATTGCCTTCAACAAGCATTACGTTTTTCTGGGGTGCGGTATTAATGGGGCGTTAATGCTTTCCCAGCTGGTGTACTGGACTTCACGCTCTAAGAGTGCAGAGGGATGGATCTACAAGACCCAAGCTGAATGGACTCAAGAGACAGGTCTAACAAGAACAGAGCAAGAAAACGCTCGAAAAAAGCTGCTTGAACTAGGTTTTATTTCAGAGAAAAAAATGGGTGTGCCTTGTCGCGTATTTTTCCGTGTTGAGCGTGAAAATCTATATCAAGCACTGGTTGAATACTCTGAAACACTTGATTGCTCACAGTTTGCAGGAAACCTACATACTAGTTTGCAGGAAACCTACGAACTAGATTGCAGCAAACCTGCAAGCAAGAATGCGCAAAACCTGCAATCTAATACAGAGAATACAACAGAGAATACTACAGATATTAATTTAGGCGCATCCGCACCTGAGCAACCTAAAAAATTCTCTGCTAAAAAATTCATGATGGAAAACGGTGTATCTGAAAAAACAGCTCAAGAGTTCATCGATCTGAAAAACAAGAAACGCAAAACCATCACTGACCGTTCCCTGAAAATCATCTTCAACCAGGCGATTGAAGCCAAGCTTTCAAATGAGCGTGTATTCCAGATTATTGTTCTGCGTGGCTGGGAGTCATTCAAAGCTGCTTGGAATTGGGCTGAAACCAATGCTGAGATTGAGAAACTAGAAAATCCTCAAGCCACTCAACCTGAACAACAAGATCAACCAGCACCAGTATTCAAAGGTGTGGCTAAGAAGTTTAAGGGGATGAGTAATGACTGAGTTATTTTCTGCCCCGATTGAACAATCTTTGCTGTCTGCATTCATGGACTTTGCCGAAGTTAGCGACTACATCGATCAGGTTCAAATTGAGGATTTCTATTTTGGTAAACACCAGATTGTTTTCCAGCACATTAAAGAGCAGCACACCAAAGGCGAGAGTCATGACAGTGTAATTATCTGGGAGCGTATCCGCGCCAATTCACTAGAAGCAACTCAGGTTGATGAATCTTACATGATGGAGCTGGCATCAAATATTGGTGTGCCTGGATTAATCCCAACGCACATCAAGCAGCTTAAAGATTTCTCTACTCGTAGAAAGATCCATGATCTAAGCAAGCACATTGGCACTATTGCGAACGATACGCTGAGCTACACAGGTGAATCGGCACTTGAGAAAGTTCAGTCCTTGGTATCTGGTCTGGATAACACATCAAACCAGCAAGCGACCTACAGTGTGAAATCAATTGCTGAAAGCGTGTTGGGCGACATCATTGACCGTCACCAGAAAATGCATGAAGGCATTGAAGTGAAAACCGGTGTGAAAACTGGGTTCACTGAGCTGGACAACAAGTTAGACCGTATTGACCGTACTGACCTTGTGATTATCGGTGCACGACCCTCAATGGGTAAAACCACATTTGCACAGAACATCATGCTCGACCTTGCTGTAAATCAGGGTGAAGTGGTGCTGTTCATGTCTGGGGAGATGTCGAAAGAGCAGATCATGGAGCGGATGATTTCGGGCCTTGGTCAGATTCCATTGAAGCAGGTCCGTTCGGCTGTATTTGATAAGGAAGGTGCTGGATGTATTTACCGCGCTGTGGACACCTTAAAAAAATGTCCAATCTTCATTAACGACAAAGCTTCTCCAAGTTTGGCTGATATTCGCCGTGAAGCTCGTAAGGTTAAGCAGAAAACAGGCGGCAAGTTGAACGCCATAGTTGTTGATTATCTTCAGATCATGACACCACCAGACAAGACCGGAAACAAGGTGCAGGAGATTGGTGATATTTCGTGGGGCCTTAAAAAGATTGCCAAGGACTTTGGTTGCCCAGTGATTGCCTTGTCTCAGCTTAACCGATCTTTAGAGCAGCGACCAAACAAGCGCCCAGTGATGTCAGACATTCGTGAGTCAGGCGCTATTGAGCAAGATGCAGACATCATCATGTTTATCTACCGCGATGAAGTCTACAACAAGGATTCAAAAGATGCCGGCACAGCGGAAATCATCATTGGTAAAGCGCGTAACGGATCAACTGGAACAGTTCGCCTGGCGACTGATTTAGGTCGGGCCACTTTCTGTGATTTGAGTCCTGAATATTACACGCAGTTGCAGGTTGTGGGGCAAAGCGCAGGGGGTGGGGTGTGAAAATTCTAATCGCATGCGAGAAGTCCGGCACTGTCCGTGATGCATTTATCAAGCTTGGTCATGAAGCTATTTCATGTGATATGCAGCCAAGTGATTCTGACTTTGGGCCACATTACCAAGGCGATGTGCGCGACCTCCTGGATTATCCGTTTGACATGATGATTGCCCACCCACCTTGTACGCACATTGCTGTGAGTGGAAGTCGTCACTTTGAAAAGAAGATTCATGATGGCCGTCAGCATGCAGCAGTGAGCTTTTTTATGATGCTGGCCAAGTGTGACATTCCGCGCATCGCCATTGAAAACCCTGTCTGCATCATGTCGAGCGTATATCGCAAACCAGACCAGATTATTCATCCGTGGCAATTCGGGCATATGGAGCAAAAAACTACATGCTTATGGCTTAAGGGTCTGCCATTGCTCAACCCAACAATGGATGTGAAAGAAGAAATGATGCGACTACCTAGGAAGGAGCGTGAACGCATTCACTTTACCCCCCCGGGAAAGGAGCGCTCAAACATCCGATCCAAAACATTCCAGGGAATTGCTGATGCTATGGCTATGCAGTGGGGTGGTGATGTGCGCCAGGGTGAGCAGGAAGATTTATTTGGGGGTGCCGCATGAACCAATCACTTTCAAAGCTCAATAGTGCTGCCGTTCTGGAACGTGGAATTGATGTCCTCCTAGCTGTTAAAAACACCCCGGTAGCAACGGCATCTGAAATTCAGCAGCAAGTTATGCCAGATGTGACAAAGCGTGCAGTACAGCGATATTTAAAAAACCTTGTCCAGATTGGTCTTTTGTATGCCAAGGCCAAGAGTGGCGAGGAGTATCGGTATTACCTGACAGGTAAGGCTAAACAGCTATTTGGAGTGCAGGGATGAAAAGCTTAAATAAAACTCTGCGTAAGTGGTTGCTAGAAAGACGTGGCAGAGGTGTGGCGCTGGCTGAGAAGCTCGACTGCTCAAGACAGTATATTTCAGAAATATCGAAGATGGAGACAGGGCTTTCACTGACGAAATGGGATGAAATTCAGTGGGCCATGCTTGAAGTAGAAAGCAATGAGCGAGGGTGAAGGGATGAACTTAACAATCGAACAAATGCGGGAAATTGTGGATGGGGCGCCTGATCGGACAGCGGATTACTACATGTATGACACGTATTTTAAATCTAAGAATCCTGTTGAGTGGTTTTACTGGGAGGAAAATCAGTGGAAATTCACCAGCCACAGTAAAAGGTTTGAGAATTTCCTTATTAGCTTGAAAGACCTCCGCGCCGCTCTAGCCGACCACGACCGCACGGACTATGTAAGTGATATCCGTAACCACATTAGTCCAACTACAGTGGTGATTGAGAGATGAGTGGACAAAAATTCGATACAAACAAGCCAAGAATGTCACTACTTCCGAAAGGCGCTCTAAATGCCGTAATTCGCGTTTTAGAGTTTGGGGCTAGTAAGTATCAGGTAGATAACTGGAAGCATGTTCCTGACGCGAAAACTCGCTATTACGATGCAATGCAACGCCATATTGATGCTTGGTGGCATGGTGAGCAGAAAGACCTTGAAACAGGAGAGCATCATTTAGCCCATGCGATTTGTTGCGGGATGTTCTTGTGGTGGTTTGATAGTCAGCAATCTGGTGTGCCTGAAGCGATTTTAGAGGCTGAGAAATATCAACCAAATTATGCGGGAGCGGTTCATGACTAAACATCAATGCCTAGATCATGGCGAGGTAGCTTTTTGCGATGGTTGCTTGGTGGATAGCTTGCACCATGAAATAAGTCAACTAAAAGCCCAGCTCAATAACATGGAGGCTTGTTATATCGAGAAGAAGAAGGAAAGGGATGAGTTGCAGAACCGATTAAAAGCAGTCTATGCATTAAGTCGAATGAGAGCTGCTGTTATTGGTTCCTGGAAGCGTGAGGAACTTAGCATCAAGGTTCGGAAAGCAATTTCTCATTTGGTTAAGAAGGAACAAGCCCTGCGAGGTGCTAATGACTAATCTCCGTATCACCGCAGCACAGGCACGAAAAGCCGGTATTGGCCCTCGATTTGGTGTAACAGCCAAGTCGGGGAAAAAGAAATCCAATCCAGATCCTATGCCAAAGGTTCCGGCTCATCTGGTCGAAGGGAAGGGGTTTGGTGTGATGAATGATGAACTGCTCTGGTGTGAAGTTTTAATCACGCCTCCTTCGGTAAATCACTACTGGATTCGTGGAGCCAACAAGACCAATCGATTAAGTAAGCGTGCAATCCACTTTATTGACGTTATGAAGCGTTTTATCGAGCCGGCAGGGTATCAGGGCAGAGTTCGCGTAAAGATCGAATACGCGCCACCTGATGCGAAAATACGCGACATCGATAACATCGTAAAACCATGCTTTGACGCTTTGTCAAAAGGTGGATTGATTCTGGATGATTCCCAGGTGGATGAATTGCTTGTGAAGCGGTTGCCATCAGAAAAAGGCGGGAAGCTGATTATTCAAGTTGAAAAGTTAAGGTTTTAAGAGGGAATAGGGATGAATGCGATGGTGAAGGTTCAAAATATTATGCAGGCGGTTGATTGGAGCAAGTATTCACTAGAGGAGTGGCTTTATCAATTTGGGGCTTGGATGAATAGCGTGGCTGGGACATGTGGCAAAAGCATTAACCCTATTGCTGTTGCTATGGATGAGGCGATTGTAAAGCAGCGCAAGTTTAAGTTGGGTGTGAGAAAGACTCGTCAAATTATCGCTGACTCTATGCTGGTTGAGGATAAGCCAAGGCTGACACGCACAAACACTGTATGCCAGATTGATGATAATGAAGCACGAGCAGTACAGCGTTTGATTCTAGATATGCAGGGCCAGAGTGAAATCATGGATGAGTGGATGGATGCGATTATCTGTCGATATTTCTACGGTAATTCATGGGCGCAGATGGCGAAATGGGTGATGAACCCAGTAGGCGACATGGTGAAGACGTATTCAGAGAACGATGCTCGGGCTGACGTAAAATGCGGATTAGCTGCGCTGCATTGTCGATATGGTTTTATTGAGTATAAATAATCATTTAGTGTTTGACCTTGTACAAGAGTAATGTTAAATTCATGGTATAGTGGTGCGAAGTGTAAGTAAGTCGCACTACTGATAGAAAGCTCATCGAAAGGTGGGCTTTTTTGTTGTCCATAAAAAGACAATTACCCTGCTGGAGTGCTGACCAGTGGAACATGCCTTTGAGTAAACTTCCTTCGGGAATCTAGACTAGGGAGTAGCGTCCCGACCTATAGAGGATTGAAAGCAAGTAAAGCAGACCGTGCATGTTAGGTGTGTGTGATTGTGAGTAGCGTCTAGCCCCGCGGAGAGGGCTTTTTTATTGCCTGAAATATGACAAAAGTTTTGACAAATATTTAATTAATCAAAAAGCAATACATTGAAAATAAATAGAAATATTCTGACATTTTCACTGACACAAAGAATCAGTCAAAAAGGAGATCCACATGCTCCAATTCCTAAAACGCCTATTCTGCTTTCATCACTACGATTATGAGTCTGATATTTTTAATCAGGCTGAATGCCGAAAGTGTGCAAAGGTTAAAATAGATTAGCCATATAGCGAAGTTTTATTAAAGAATCCCTTTTGTTCGTTATATAGCGAATTCGCCGGACGTATTACGGCACATAAGACCCTGCTCAATATGCATTATTGGTGGGGTTTTCTTTTCTTATTGGTGGTGTTTATGGACACAATAGAAGCAAAACGGAATTTAGAAGTACTCGAAAAGAACCGCAGCCGATTGATGAATTACAACCATCTGTTCTCAAGCTATGCATTTAAAGAAATGTGCGGTGCTGAACTTCGTAAAGTAAATAAGCAGATCCACGGCATAGAAGAGCAGTTAAATGCGCAACCCCAAAAGACTCGCAGCAATCAGAAAGCTGCCGTGCATTCGGTGCGGTAATCCCAATAGTCAGGCTGCTCATTCAAATAGTGCCAAGCATGGTAAGGGTAGAGGAATCAAAAGTTCAGACCTATTCACAATCCCCCTTTGCTTTAAATGCCATGCTGCATTCGACCGTTTTGAATTGGGTAATCGGGCAGAGAGTGAAGCAATGTTTGATCAGTGGCTGGTGAGAGTGAATCGGATGTTGGCGATGGAAGATAAAGAGGTTTTCTAGGAGATAGGAAATGCAAAAAGCCGTGTTTCCTATCAACTCCCATGCTGACATCACCAAAGCCATTAACTTCATGCATACCAATTACACTCAGGCGATTAATGAGGGTAAGCCTTTAAGGGTGGTGATTGATCAGAAGCAGGAAGACCGAAGCAAGGCGCAAAACAGATTACTTCATATGTGGTTTGGTCAAATTGCTAGATTCACAGGTGACGAGCCTGAAAAGATCAAATATGAAATGAAGAAAAAGTTTCTAGCAAAAATCTATATCAGGGATAACCCGGATGCACTGGAAGCGTTTGAGGCTGTAATTGGTTATCGAGATGTATTGCGATTGCTCGATGGTCAAGAGAAGCTTATTCACACAGCTAAATACAATCGTGTGGTCAGAATGTTTATTCAGGACCATGTGAAATCCAGCAAGGCAAATAAGAAGCAGTTTTCAGAGTTTTGCGACTACATAGTTGCGTTTGCATCTGTGAAGTTGGGTGTGCATTTGACTGTGCCGGATGATTTGAAGTGGTGTTATCAGGACCAATAAACCTGTTTTGCGAAACAAACCCTATGAAAGAAAGTTTATGAGGCGTTTATGGCTATTTGCGGAGCAAAGAAACGCAATGGCGAAGCGTGTCAAAAACCGCCAATCAAAGGTAAAACAAAGTGTCGCCTGCATGGTGGATTAACCAAGAATGCGGGAGCGCCAGCAGGTAATAAAAACAGCGCAAAGCACAACATCTACTCTCAGTTTATGACTGAAGATGAAATAGAGTTTAGTCAGCAATCTGAATTGCACTCTATTGATTCAGAGTTAAAGCTTTGCAAGGTGCAGTTAGCTCGGGCCTTAAAAGCTAAGCAAGCACAAGATGACGCAATTAAAGACCAAGACAAGGTTGCTATTGACTCGATGACGCTTGGGGATGCAAACCCTCAAGATCAGAGTGGTGGTGACAGAATTGTATATAAGCGCAAAGATTATGACACTTTAATTGACCGCTTGATTGGTCGTATCTCTATGTTGACCAAGCAAAGAAATGAGCTTGAGTATCAGGTTTTGAATAATCAAAAATTAGAGCTTGAAGTAGAGAAATTGAGACGAGAAGTTAAGCCACCTCAAGAACACGGCCCGGGAGAAGATTACAAGGTTGAGCTGCGGCCCGATGAGGAAATTCCAAATGAGCCAATTCTTTAACCCTCCTGATGGAGCTGTAAAGCTAACACCCAAGCAAGCCAATATCTACTTATGGGGCTGGCAAAAAGAAGCGCGTTTTCGTGATGCTGTATGTGGTCGACGCTTTGGCAAGACATTCTTGGCTAAGGCTGAGATGCGTCGAGCTGCAAGATTGGCTGCAAAATGGAATGTGTCGGTCGAGGATGAGATCTGGTATGCAGCACCTACATTCAAGCAGGCCAAGCGTGTCTTCTGGAAACGATTAAAACAAGCGATTCCACCATCATGGCGTGCAGGAAAACCAAACGAAACTGAATGCACGATCACTTTAAAAAGTGGTCATGTCATGCGTGTAGTTGGTCTGGATAACTACGATGACCTGCGTGGATCTGGCTTATTTTTCCTGATCATTGATGAATGGGCAGACTGCAAGTGGGCTGCATGGGAAGAAGTACTGCGTCCAATGCTTTCAACCTGCAAGTACATCGTAAATGGCGAGCAGCGTGTTGGTGGCCATGTCTTAAGGATTGGCACGCCAAAAGGCTTTAACCATTGCTATGACACTTTCATGGACGGTCAGCCGGGGCATGAACCTGATTGCCGCAGCTTCTCATATACCTCATTACAAGGTGGGAATATTCCAGAATCGGAAATCATTGTTGCCAAGCGCAAGATGGACCCGAAAACATTCAGTCAGGAATATGAAGCTAGCTTTGAAAGCTATCAGGGCGTTATTTATTACTGCTTTAACCGGGTGCTCAGTAGCTCAAGCGAAACAGTTCAAGATGGTGACACGCTTCATATCGGCATGGACTTCAACGTTACCAAAATGGCCGCTGTGGTTTATGTGCGTCGTGGTGACACCATGCATGCAGTAGATGAGTTTGTGAATCTATTTGATACACCTGCAATGATTGAAGCGATTAAAGAGCGGTATCCAAAGCATTCAATTGGAGTTTACCCAGATGCTTCGGGTGATAACCGAAAATCAAACAATGCAAGTGAAACCGATATTGCGATGCTGAAAAAAGCGGGCTTCAAGGTGTATGTGAATGCATCCAACCCAGCTGTGAAAGACCGTATTAACTCTATGAACTCATTGCTCTGTAATACGTTGGGTGAAAGACGCTTGTTTGTGAATACATCCAAGTGCCCACACTTTGCAAAATGCCAGGAGCGTCAGATTTATGACGAGAACGGACAACCAGACAAGAAAGCAGGCTTTGACCATATGAATGATGCTGGTACATATCCAGTTGCTTATTTATTCCCAATCAATGCGAAAGCGAAAACACTATCACTTAAAACGGTGTACTAAATGGCAGTCAATTCAAAACATCCTAAATATGCTGAATTTGAAGGCCGATGGAAGGTCGTTCACGATCTATGTGATGGTGCAAATGCAGTAAAAAAGGCAGGTGCTTTATATCTGCCTGAAATCAATGTGAGCAAAGATCAGCGTGAGAATGATTTACGCAATCAGGCTTATCGTGATCGTGCTGTGCTGTATGAAATCACCAAGGATACCAAGCAGGAATTGATCGGTACTGCCTTTTCGGAAGATCCGAACTTTGATCCTGATGGTATGGACTTCCTGAAATACAATGCTGATGGCACTGGCAAGTCTTACTACCACTTGATGCAAAGTGCTTTAGGTGGATTGCTTGATGCAGGTCGTGGTGGATTGTTTGTGGACTATCCGCAGACAGATGGTGCGACTTCAGTTGCCGAGGTTGAGCGTTTAGGTATTCTGCCGACTGTGGTGCATTACAAAACCTTGAGCATTATCAACTGGGGTGTGCGAAAAGTTGGTGCTCACTTTAAGACTGCTTTGGTAGTCCTTGCTGAGAAGGATTCTATTGTTGATCCAAGCGACGAGTTCAGCCTAAAAGAAATTCAGCTTTATCGGGTATTGCGACTGGACCAAAACGGTGAATATTGTGTTCAGATTTATTCTGATCGCACTGGCACCTTGCAAGCGGATAGCGAACCGTATTATCCGACTGATGCAAATGGCGCCAAGTGGAATGAGATTCCATTTATCCCGCTTGGATCAGTGGCGAATGATTGGGAAATCGACAATATCCCGCTTGAGTCACTGGCTTTGATGAATATCGCGCATTATCACAACTCGGCTGAGTATGAGAATAGTGTGTTCCTTTGTGGACAGATTCAACCGGTAATGACTGGCCTTGATACCGAGTGGCGCGACTGGCTGCAAGAGCATGGCGTGATGCTAGGCTCTACAACCCCGCTAATGCTTCCTACGGGTGCAACATTTGACTTTGCTCAGGCAGAGGAGCAGATGATTGCCAAAGAGGCAATGGAAGCCAAAGAGAAGCACATGAAGGCTTTGGGGGCAAAACTGCTTGAGGAAAATCAAGTGGTGAAAACTGCAACCGAATCCAACAATGAATCGATGGCGAAATACTCTGTCCTGTCTTTATGTGTGGCGAACCTAAATGAAGCGTCTGAAATTGTCTTGCGCTGGTGTGCTAAGTACTTCGGTTCTGGTGATAAAGCCAAGTTCACAATTAAGCAAGACTTCGCTAAAGGCAAGCTTTCGCTAGATTCACTGAAGTTCTATAACGAGCTGGTGCAGCAAGGTAAATTGAGCCGTCAAACCTTCCATACAATTCGCACGACCGGCAAAGTTCCTGAAATTGATTATGAGGAAGAGGAAAAGCGGATCGAAGCTGAAACGGCTAGTGCTTTACCAGGTATGAACTATGAATGACCAAATAGCACAGCGAGCAATACTTAATGCCTTGAGCCAACATTCAGCTTATAGCTATCGAGCATCGACCCAAGCTTTAAATGAAGTTTTAAGCCGATTTTACGGCCTGTCCAATAAGATGGTGTCAGAGCTAAGGGAATTGCTTGAAAACCTGTCTGACGCTGAAAAAACCGCATTGGCGAGTGGTCAATATACAACTGATCAATTGAAAGAAATCCGAATCCTGCTGAATGACCGGTTTAAAGAGATATCAGTTGAGGTGCCAGAAACCTTTCACCAGTCAGCGGTCAGCATGGCGGTGTATGAAGCATCTTATGTCAGTCAGTTGATGACAGGCGCGGCAGCCTCGGTCAGTGGTGAGCAGCTTTATAAAAAAGCGAAGTCTACTCCACTTGCTGGCGGTCAGCTCATTAATGAAATGTTTGGCTTTGTACTGGATAAGGCTCGAAAGCAGGTTGAATATGCCATTCGTGATGGTATTAATCAGGGTCAGACGAATCAGGAAATTATTACCCGCATTCGTGGCAAGCGAACCAAGGTCGGCAATCAATACGCGTATGTTGGTGGTATCTGGGATGCGACTAAGGTAGAGATTGAGCGTACCGTCAGGACCGCAAGAAGTCATGTGGCAAATGTTGCTTATGATGATACGTGGAAGGCATTGGGTTTTACTCATGTGAAATTCGTCAGCACACTTGATGGAAGGACATCCAAAATCTGCATGTCGCATTCAGACGATGTTTATCCAATTGATTCAGCACATCCGCGACCGCCTTTGCATTATAACTGTCGCAGCGTTCTCATTGGAGTTGATGCAGACGGAAAGCTGTCAGGCAAAAGACCATTTGTTGCGGATAGCCGGAAGGTGCGTGATATTCCGAAAGACCAGCGCGACGGGATTATTGGTCAGGTTGATGCTAATACCACTTTTAAGTCATGGTTCGCTCAGCAAGATGAAGAATTTAAGCGCGAATGGCTAGGTAAGTCCAAGTACAAGCTATATGCTGAAGGCGGTTATTCTCTGGATCGATTTGTAGACCCAATTGGCAGGGAATATACATTAAAAGAACTTGAGTTAATGGATAAGAAAACCTTTAAAAACTTAGGTTTGATATAGGTTTATGGTATAATTATTAGACAAAACAAAACCCCAAAAGACGGCAATCTTATGGGGTTTCTAATCACAACATATCTAGCTGGAGATATCGTCATGACTAAGGCGAATTGTACCTGTATTGTTTGTAAAGCTCAATTTAAAGCAGCATCTTACAAATCAAATAAATACTGCGGAGTGGCATGTTATAGGGCTGCCCAAAAGCGCGGTGATTATATTGGATCAAAGGGCACAAAGAGAAAACATGAGTGCGCACACTGTGGCTCTGATGTGTTAGGGAAATCCAAAAATCGGAAAAGAAATGGTGAAACAGCCGACCATATATTTTGCAATCGCCAGTGCTATGACACATTCAGGTCTGAAAACAGAAGTAAGCCAAAAGGTGAGTGCTTAAATTGTGGTGTGGCAATAACAAATAAAACCACAAGCAACTTAAATCCAAAGTATTGCTCAAATACATGCAAACTAGAGCACAAGAAATCAAAAGATCGTCATTGTATTTCATGTGGAGTGTGGTTTAGCTCACTAAAATGGAACACATCGGCAGGTCGACTTGTGGCAGACAATGCAAGAAAAACATGCTCCGAAGAATGCTACATTGAAAATATCAAGTCTGATAAAAACCGCAAAGAGAAAATAAGCCAAGCGTTTCAGGGTGCAAGTCATCCTAATTGGCAAGGTGGAGCTTCTTATATGCAGGCAGGGCGCTTTCGTGGATCAAACTGGCAGATGATACGGCAGCGTATTATTGAAAGAGATGGATTTAAGTGTGTAGCTTGTGGAATTAGCCGCGATGAACATTATGAAAAATATGGTCGTGACTTATCAGTAAACCATATCAAGCCATTTCACCAGTTTGGTGGAAGAAATGAGTTGGCAAACAAGCCCAGTAACCTAGAAACGCTTTGCGATTCGTGCCACACAAAGACCGATTGGCAATATCGAAAAGAAAACCCGATGCAACAGATTCTATGTTTTACGTAGGTGTCGCTATGTACACGCTGGATGAGTTGAAGGCGCTGGATGCGAAGACATTTAAGGAGTTGGGATTGTGAGTGATATTAAAGCCCGAAAGCTTGTTATAAAACGACTTAGACATGAGTTGGCTGTTTTTGATGAAGAAACAAATCTGCCACTAAGTGGTCAAAACTCAGTTGTTGTGGAAAGCTGTGCTGGTGAACCGCCTAAAGTTACCATTACGTTTGATGCATGGGGGTCTCATGGCATTCGCTTTGAAGATGATCCACGACAAGAAGTTGAATAAATAAACCAATTTTAACCTAGACCCAAACGGGTCTTTTTTTATGCCCGCAGTTTGTGACTGCACAATCGCTCGGAGAGCAAAATGCTGAAGTATGAATTAGAAAATCTCGATGGTGTCGAGGAATCTGTCAAATCACTCTATGAAGAAAAAGACGGCAAATACGTCCTGAAAATTGAAGGTATTCCAGAACCAGAAGACCTTGAGGGTCTAAAGCGGAAAAACCAAGAGTTTATGGATGAAGCTAAGGCAGCTAAACGCAAAGCCAGAGAGCTTGAAGAATTAGCCCGTCAAAAGGAGGAAGAAAATGCCCGCAAAAACGGCAACATCGAAGCCTTAGAAAAGTCATGGGGTGACAAGCTTGCAGCACGTGAAACCGAGCTGTTAAACGAAAAACAGTTACTTGAAGCACAGGTCTACAAATTAACAGTAGGAAGTAAAGCCACTGAACTGGCAGCAAAACTCGCTGTACCGGGTAGTGATTCCGTTTTACTTCCACATATTAGCAATCGTCTACAGGTTGAAACTGTCGATGGTGAAATCAAAATCCGTGTTCTTGATTTGCAGGGCAAGCCAAGTGCATTGAGCATTGAAGATTTAGAAAAAGAATTTCGTGCGAATGAGGCATTCAAGCCTTTGATTCGTGCGTCAAACGCATCAGGAAGTGGGGCTTCTGGTTGTCAAGGTGGCGGTGCTACTAAAAAACCAAGCGAAATGAATCAAACAGAGCGTGCTGCATGGCAGAAGGATGACCCAGAAGGGTTTGCTCAAGCTGTCGCAAGTGGCGCATTTAACCCAATTTAGGAGTAATTTATGGCTACATTAGCCCAAGTATTTAACCGCGAGCTTTTACTATCTTATATCGCACCAGACCCATTAAAGCGATCACCTTTAGTACAGTCAGGCGCATTTGCTAGTGATGCTCGTTTGCGTCCACTGCTTACCAGTGGCTCTAAAACTTTTGAAGTGCCGTATATCAACGGTATTGATTCCAACCTTGAGCCAAACTACGGCAACACCATCATCACTGATATTGCGGTTCCGCGTGAAATTGACGCTGGCTCAATGGGTGGTCGTGTTGCATTCCTAAACGAAGGCTTCCAAGAGTCAAATTTAGGGCGCTACTTATCTCAAGTGAATGCACTCGAAGTTATTGGTGGTCTGATTGACGGTATGTGGCAAGGTGTTGGTGAAAACCGCGCACGTGCGACTGTAACCGGCCTTCGCAATTACGACTGGGCCAACGGTAAAAAGTTGACTACTGATATCTCTAAAACTTCATCTGCTACCGAGGCATCGGGCTTTAGCGTAGATGCGTTTATTGATGCCGAGGCCACAATGAGTCGCGGTATGCGTGGTAATGGTGTGATTTTCGTACATCCACAAATCGCAGCCAAAATGCGTAAGCAGAAACTGGTGGAGCGAGTAACTACAAGTGACAACCTGCCGCCGGTTGATGTGTATAACGGTCGTGCAGTGATTGAAACTGATTTCGGCACCAAAATTGGAACTGGTGTGAATGCTCAATTCATTTCCATTCTCGCTTCAAATGGCGCGTTCTCTTATGACCAAGTGCCGGGTGAAGATGACCTGGAAGTTGAGCGTACTGGTGGCACAGGTAATGGTGCTGGTCATCGTATCCTACGTACTCGTCGCAACATGCTGATTCACCCACAAGGCTTTAGTTTCATTGCCCCAGAAAACACTTTAACTGGTGGTACGAAAAATGAGGCTCTATCTGCTTCATGGGGTGACCTACAGAAAGCTGAAAACTGGGAAATGGTCAATGGTGCTTCAGCAGTTCCATTCCGTTTCTTAATCACCAACTTATAAGGAGTAGGACATGCTTCCTAAAGACTTAGTAAAACCAGCGATTAATTACACGTTCCCGTCGGAGCGTGCCTACCTGGATGAAAGCACAAGCACTCTAGCTAATGGCAAAGTGTTTGATGAAACCAAATCAGGTAAAGATTACGGCATTGAAGATCCAGACGTGACCGAACCACTAACTGGCACAGAAAGCGAAACTGGCAATGGTGCTGGAACAGTAACCCCTTAAGGAATAACTATGAATTACGTCACTATCGAATCTGTCACAACTCAGCTCGGGCCGAACTGGCAGGGCGATGGTGACGCTAATCTCGCAGTTACTCAAGCGAATGCTTGGCTTCGTGCCAAGCCTTTGCGTCAATTTGAAGTAATCCCGGAAGATGTATTACTTGCAGGGGCTTATGCTGCACAGTTGGCTGCTAAAGGTGAGCTTTACATTACACAGACTGATGGCGTGGTGAAATCCAAGCGCGTCAAAGCGGATACGGTAGAAGTTCAAAAGGAATATGTGGCAGGCATGGAGCAGGGCAAAAGCTCGACGATGTTATTCATTGAAGATCTGCTTGTACCGTACCTTTCTAAAGGCTTTGCAATTAATACATTTGTGGTGAAGTGATGGGTATTAAAGACGATATTCAGGCCGAGGTGGCTGCGGCATTTAGTGCTGATCTGGCCGATGCTGTCGATACCTTCACCTGTGAAAAACTGATTTATTCGGGTGAGTTTGATTTTGAAACGCAGACTTATCCGGTTGTTGGTGATGAGTCATATTCGGGGCGTGGCGTACTGTTTGGCTCATATCAAAAAGACTTGGTGAAGCCTGCTGATTATCAGGTGACAGACTCTAAAGCAGTTGTGCTGCAGAATGAATTGACAGGCATTCCACAGATTGATGATGTCTGGACAACCAGTAAAGGCGATTTTAAAGTCGTGAATATTGGGGCTGATCCAACGAATAGCATCTGGACTTGTCAGTTAAGAAAATTCTAGTAATATCCCTCTAAATTTAGGGGAGATTTATGGAATTTTGCGCTATTAATTGGAATGAGCTAATAAAAATATTAACGCCTTTTATTATAGCTTTTGTTGTATATCGCGTTTGGCATAATCAGAAAGGAAAAGAAGTTGTCGCAAACTTAGCGAAAGACTCAACAATCAATATACTTGAGGCCCTAACATCATTAACCATTTTGACTTTTAAGCCGCCAAATGACATAAAAAATCTTGAAAAACTAATTGATAGATTTATGGAGTTGGAGCATGAAAACTTCAGGAGTTTGGCCTTTCTTACGGAATGTTTGGATGATAAAGAAATTCATGAGTATGTAAAACAACACAACCGGATATCTGGAAAAATCGCTATAAGATTTGATCTTTTTTCCGATCCAATAAGTCATGAAAACTTCAAAGACAATCCAATCCCTGAATCCTTATGCAGGGAATATGGTGAAGTTTGTGAAAAAATAATAGATGAGCTCAAACTGTATTCTACCTACAGGAAAACTTTTAAATATAAGTAAAGCAGCCCACTTCGGTGGGTTTTTTAATGGGTGGAATTTATGATCAACAACAACTATGTACCCGAATGGCATATCTCACCCTTTGAGCATTCAAAATACACTCTAGTCCGCAATCAAGATCAATTTGATTTGTTGTTTGATGATATGAACGACACACAAGAGTTTCTGCATTTGGGTGCGGGTGCTCAGGTCGATTATTACGATGGTGGCAAGCATTGCATTGTTCAATTGGGTGATTGCGGTGAAAGAACATTGATCGAAATTCATGGGCTTTTATTGCATGAGGCTGTGCACATCTGGCAAAGAGTTAGAAAGCTCATGGGCGAGAAGAAGCCTAGCACTGAATTTGAAGCCTATTCAATCCAGCGTATTGCTCAGGATCTTTTTGCAATGTTTCAGGAGAGTGAAACTGATGGGGTGGAAAAATAAACCGAGTAATTTTGCAATCGAAGTGCTTAAGAATGCAGATGACCATCTTAAAAAGATCGTGGGCGAAACACTGCAGCAAGTCGTTACACGCTCACCTGTCATGGATGGTGAATTTCGAGCATCACATAAAGTCACGCTTGATTCACCTCAAAACACTTACGAAAAAGGCTATGACTTATCAGGCAATGAAACGCTACGTGAAGGACTGCAAATAGCATCTACAGCGAAAATAGGCGGTCTTGTGTATATCCAGACATTGAGTCCATACGGCACACGGTTAGAAAACGGTTGGAGTCAGCAAGCGCCCAATGGTGTTTACGCGCTTTCATTCCGATATGTTTGTGAGAAATACAGATGATGACCAATACCCAGGCTTTACAAGCGATTCTTGCGCGTGTTGGTACATTCACTGGCATGCCTAAAGCGAATATTCAATTGGCGAATAATCCTCAGGTTGGCGGCAAACCATATGAACCCCCGGCTGGGCAGATCTGGGCAAAAGTCACAGTGAAGAATGCCGGAACTTTTATTTCTAGTATTGGCGATCAGCCTTGTACTCGTACACCTGGTATTGTGTTTATCCAGTTATTTGCACCACTTCACTCTGGAACGCTGGAATTATCCAAACTTGCTGATAAGTGGGCTGAACATATGCAGTTCTATAAGGCGGGTGGTTTGGAGATGCTTCAAGCTGATATTCTGGATGCAGGGCATTCAACCGATGCAAGAGATTCAGCCATGAGCTTTTATCAGTATAATGTGAATGTGTCTTACCGGATAAATTGAGATGAACGAATACCAAAAGATGCTCCATGAAATCGAAGCCAAGAAACAACAATTGGAACAGCGTATTGCGGCAGCGGTTCAGGCCGAATTATCTCAGTGGCAGCAGGAAAATAGCTTGCCTATCCGCGAAGTCTATATTGATTTAGAGGATGTCAGCACAATGGGTAATCCCAAGCGATATGAAGTTTCCAGAGCTTCAGTCGATATAGACTTCAAGCCATAAAAACATGCACCTTCGGGTGCTTTTTTAATGTCTAAATTTTATTGTTAGTTGTATATAGCTTATATACAACTTGTAGAACTTTACCAAACACTTGACAAGAATTTATATTTTTTAAAGCGAAGCCGACCTTAATAAGTCGGTTTTTTTAATGCCTGTTTGTTTGTATTTGCATTCTGCATTCAGGCTCAAACAACTCAAAAGGAGTTAATTATGAATGCTAAATTTAATCCAGTGATTAAACTGGTAGACGTTCAAAAAGGCGAGCCAACCACAACAACATTGCAAATAGCGCTTGGTTTGGGGCTAGCCCATAAAACAGTAATTCAACTGGTTCGAACATATCTTCCTGATATTCAGGAATTTGGAAGAGTTAGGTTTGAGTCTGCGAATTCCGCATTTGAAATGGCGAATTCAGAAAGGGAGTCAACACGAGGTCGCCACACAAGATATGCAGTTTTAAATGAACAACAATCATATTTTTTAATGACCTTAATGCGTAACAGCCCAAAGGTTATTGATTTTAAAAAGGCACTTGTCAAAGCCTTTTTTGAGGCTCGCACCTTACTTCAAACAGATTATTTTGCATTGATACAACAACGTGAAGCACTTAATGCAAAACTCGAATGTGAAAAAGATATCGCAAGCGCATGCGGAAAAGGATTATCGACTTGGAAAAAGCAGCGTGACTGCCTAACCACTGCGATTGCAAATGTAGATCGGCAGATCCAGCCATGTCTATTTGAATAAGTAAACCAAACCAATGCCACCGAAAGGTGGTTTTTTTATGCCTAAAAATTAGGAGTATTAAGCCATGTCGAGTGGTGCAAAAATTCGCCTCTACTATGCAGCAGAGGAAACGCCGGAAGTATTGCCAGCAGTACCAGTCTGGAAAACAGTACGCCGAGTCTCAGATGGTCTGTCTGAATCGGTAACCACAGAAACCTCAGCCAGTGTTTCAGATACTCGCTTCCGTCAAGGTGGTATGGCAACTGAAGCAGAAATTACTGGTTCACTTGAAGTTGAATTATCTGTTGGTCTATTTGATGACTTCTGGTCAGCTGTGGCCATGAATGAATGGGCGGGTGATGTTCTTCAATTTGGTGGTGATGTTCGTAAAACATTTACCTTTGTGAAGTTTCATTCTGATATTGGCCAGGTCTTTATTTACCGTGGTGTGCGCATTGGTGAAGCATCAATGTCTATTGCGACAACCGGCAAAATCACAGCAACCTTTGGTCTTGTTGGTACTGACTTTGAACGCACTACAGTAAATCCAGTTGTTGCACCAATTCCTGTTCCTGAAGCCGTTATGGTTTCTGCATTGAATGTTGGTGACTTGACTGTAAATGGGCAGGGTATTGTTGGTACTGCCTGTATGCAGTCGCTTGAGCTGAATATCTCCAACAACCTGGAAGCGATTCGCTGTATCGGCAATCAAAAGCTTTCAGCGCAAACCTATCTGGAAAAGATGGTAGATATCACACTGAGCAGCCAATTTATTTTTGGTGCTCAAGCTGCAGAATACGTGGACTATGTGAAATCGCGTGACACCATGCCACTAGAATTCTCTATCGAAGATGGCAAGGGCAATGGTTATGCCTTCGAGTTCCCTGAGTTGGAAGTATCTGAGGCCAATCACCCGGATGGTGGTGGTGAAGACACTATTATGCTTGATGTGAGTTTTAACCATATCAACGTATCACCAACCATTACACGCATTATCGCACCCTAACATCAGACCGCCTTCGGGCGGTTTTCTTTTGGAAGATCAAACATGGCTTTAAAAGTAGCAATCCAACAAAGTAAAGAAGTCGCTCTTTGGAAAGAATATAAAGATGGCAAAGGGAATGTACTAGCTGAATTTAAGATTCGCGGCTCTGATTACAAAGCCTACCGAGTGGCGGTTGAGCGGGCACAAAATCAACTGTCATCGAAAGGTTATGATGTAGCGACTGCCGGTAGTGATGATAAGCTTTATCATGAGCTTTTATTGGAAGCCGCTGCATGTCATCTGGTAGCTGACTGGAAAGGTGTGATATTTGTTGAAGATGGTAAAGAGATTGAACCGGAATGCTCACCCGAGAATGCAACCAAGCTCTTCAATATGGGTGATATCGGTGTCGCAATCTGGGCCTTTGTAAAGGCACAAGCAGACCAGATCCAGGCTGAAGCAACTAGCTATCGAGATGAAGTCTTGGGAAAGTCCGAGAGCTTTACACCTATCTCAACCGATACGCCGGACTCAGCGAACACGAAATAAAGCAGCGTGAAGCTTTGGGTATTAAGTTGCCTGATCCACCTGCATACTCATACACAGCCAATGCTTTAATTGAAGCCTACAACGTCATTTCACGCTCACGTAGATACGAGCAAGGCACACCGTTAGCACTAAGCATTGCCGATTTGAATGCCTATTGTGAGCAATACGAGTTACCAGTGGAGCGTTATATTTTCAATGCTGTCATCTTTGATCTGGATAACCGGTTTATTGATGAGGCTTATAAGAAGATGAGTAAGAAATCAGCGTGAGTTGGTTTCTTTAATGATAAACAGTAAATTAATGATGCTGTGCGACAACAATTAACGCGCTTGTTAGATCACAAATATTGACAAAGAGTAATCTGTAGCGTATTGACCCATTATGCGTTATCGCATAAGATGCCCCAATAGACCCTTTTATCAAAAGATATTAGGGTATTTTTGTCACCTGAACTTTCATTACAGTTTTGTGACAATTAACTAAGAAAAGGGCGATCAAATGAATAAGCGTATGAAATACTTTGTAGAAGGTATGATAGCTGCTTTTGTATTAGCACCTCGTGTTCCTGTTAAGGCAGTTGAGCCTGTTGTGATCAAAGAGCATATGCCAGTCGGTAATGCTTCGAAACACTGGGAAGTGGTTGGTAAAAGAATGACATCTGGAACCAAGCAGATTTCATGTGAACTCAAAACCACTCACCCTGAACTTAATTCAATCTAAAAGTCTCTTAATTCATGTCACAACACAATAGAACAAAACGTGGCGTTGCAACAAAAAATGGCAATGATGTTTCGGTAGCTCTCGAAGAGGCCGAGAGTTACTCTCCGTATCCACCCCCTGAACTCGTAAAAGCTTTCGAAGAAATTCAACCGGGTTTAGCTGATCGTTTAATGCAAATTGTCGAGAATGAGCAAAAGATTAGCCATGAAGTAGCTCGCCATCAAATGGTGGAAAACAGCCGAATCAATACAGCTAATATTGAAAACCAGAAGAATAATTCCAAGTTATTTTTTCTTGGTTTAATATTCGGTGTTCTCATTGGTCTAGGGATCCTTTGTGTAGCAGTCTATGCTTTGTATAGGGGTTATCCATGGGTAGCTACAGCTGCTTTCTCTGCATTGGGCATTATTTTAATGATTCTTGTGTTGCGAAAAATGCCATCCACAAGTGATTCGGGTACAAAACCACCTCAAAACCAGTAATCAAACCATCCTTCGGGATGGTTTTTTCATTCTAGAATTAGTATCTTGTGATTTCTTATAAGAGGGAAATCACATGAAAAAGATATTGGTTGCAGGGGTAATTTGTTTTGGATTGGTGGGGTGTACCGCACCAAAATATAATTATCAAGCTGTATCGCAAAATGTGAGTAAGCCGCCTATTGGCTCTGTAAACGAGGCTTATGTTGGCGACAAGATGCTAACACAAGGCGTGTTTACAGAGCGGGAAGCTTACTACATACCAGAAGCAAAAAAGAAGTTTTTGTTTACTATGCCTAAGGGGTTTTATCTGAAAACAGGTGAAGATAAAAAAGGAAGTTATTATAGCGCTGTTAACAACATTCCCGATGGCGCAATAATACCTGGGGGTGGCATTCAGTCGATTGTAGTGACACCACAAAACGATGTGTGTTTTATAGATATTTACTTCAATAAAGTTTGCCACTTCAAAGATATTGGCGAAAAACGCAAAATCAGCGTAGCGAACGATAATTCATTCCAACAAACCTTAATTTATAGTGGCAAGGTCGGCAATAAAATCAATATTGGTTATCGCGAATTTTCAAGCAGTATTGCACGCCCAGCCTTTAATAATGATGTAGAGTATGACCTTAATGAGTCAAAAACTATTGGTTATAAAGGCGCATTACTGGAAGTTATTGATGCAAACAATCAAAGCATTAAGTATAGAGTTTTAAAGAACTTCAACAAGGTTGATTAATAAAACAACCCGCTTCGGCGGGTTTTTTAATATCGAAAATTTTTAGCTCGCATTCTGCGGGCTTTTTTATTGCCCGCAGGAAAGTGAAATGGCTCAAGAATCTGTATTGCGAATTACTATTGATTCAAGAAACGCTGAAAGAAATGCACGTGCTTTGGCTAATGAGCTAGATAGCATCGAAAAGAAAGGTGATTTTGCTAGCAAGTCTATGGATCAAATGTCTGTGGCAACTCGTCAACTTGCGGGTTATATGGCGGGCTTGGTCACAGTAGGCGCAGCCATTAATAAAATGGATGCCTACACCAACCTGCAAAACCGCTTAAAACTTGTCACCAATTCACAGCAAGAACTCAATCAAGCGATGAATGACACGTTCAAAATCGCGCAAAGTTCATACCAAAGCTGGGACTCTGTTGTTCAGGTTTATCAGCGATTTAGCGACAATGCGAAAACGCTCGGCATTAACATGGAGCAGACCGCAAAACTCACGGAAACGGTGTCAAAAGCCGTTGCGGTATCGGGTGCAAGCACGCAAGCAGCAGAAGCTGCATTGACTCAGTTTGGGCAGGCGTTGGCATCTGGTACGTTACGCGGTGAAGAACTAAACTCAATCCTAGAACAAACGCCAGCACTCGCTAAAGCCATTGCTCAAGGTATGGGTATTACGGTTGGTCAATTGCGCTCGGTAGCAGCAGAGGGAAAAATCACAGGCGAAGTGCTTGTTGATGCCTTAACTAAATCCGCTGATAGTGTTGATCAATTATTCCAAAAGACTGATGTGACAATAGGTCAATCTATTGGCTTGCTAAGCAACGAGCTTACAAAATTCATCGGTGAAGCGGGGCAATCAAGCGGTGCAGCAAGCCTACTGGCAGAGTCGGTAAAATTACTCGCTCAAAACTTGTCATTAATTGCCGATGCAGCAGTTGTGGCGGGTATTGGGTATATCACAAAAGCCATTCTCACAAAAACCGTTGCGGTGCATAGTGCTATTGCTGCAAGTATGGCGCAAAAGGCGGCAGACACAGCCGCAGCGCAATCTAGTCTTGCTGTAGCCACCGCAAAAGTAAATGAAGCCAAAGCGCACTTAGCGAGCGTGCAAGCCACCAATGCAGAAACCCAAGCCAAGTACGGGGCAGCAGCAGCAAACGCGCGCTACAAGATTGCTAGTGACGCTGTGACGCAATCCATCATCGCACAGAACGCAGCACAAGGTGCATTGAATAGTTCTGTGACACTAGGCAGTCGCGCTTTAGCCTTGGTCGGCGGACCAATCGGTGCAATTACGCTAGGCGTTAGCGCACTCGCAGCAGGCTATATGCATCTGCAAAGCCGCACAGCCGAAGCAAATGCAAAACTTGAGGAACAGGGCAAAGTTGCAGATAAAACCAAGCAAGAACTTTTAGCCCTGCACGGTGTGCAATTAGATGTTGCGAAAGACGATTTAGCAGCATCATTTGAAGCCCAAAATGAAGCATTGCGAAAGGCCGATATTGCTTTCAATGGTTTTATCCGAACTATTGCCAATGGAAACAAGCAAAGCGCAGAAGCCAAAGAAATTTATGAGCAGGTACGTCAAGGTTTAGTGTCTCAAGAAGATGCAATTGAGCGCCTGAATAAATTAAACCTACTGACCCCTGAGCAAAAATCGCAAGGTCTGGATTTAATCAATACCTATGATGAAGCACGACGCAAGGCACAAGATAATGCAGAAGCTCAAAAGGTATTAAAGATTGAAGTTGACCTTGCGGGCAATGCCATGCAGAACGCAGCAGGGAAAGCCCGCGATAAGTCTGAAGCAATGGACCAGGATGCAAGTTCCACAAGAAATGCAGCAAGTGCGAACCGTGAGTATATTAACTCACTGCAAGCGGGTGATATTGCTAAAGCAACGCGCACCATTATCTCAAAAGGATACAGTCCCGAAGTTGCAAAAGAACTTGCCACACTAGCTGTTAAGAATGGAAGAGTGACGCGAGAGGAAGCGAATGCGATTCTTTACAAGAATAAGCAGCAGGTAGCACTTAACGAAACTATTCAGCAGTATCAAAAGCTAAATGACCCGAACGCAGCAGCCAAAGCAAGCAAGAAAGCACAATCGGAAGCAGCCAAAGAAGCCAAGCAACAAGCCAAAGAAGCGGAACGCCTGCAAGAAGAACAGTATCAATTACGCGAGCAGATTGCTTATCAATATGCTGACCGCATTGGCAAGATTGAAAAAGACCTAGCGCGTGAAATTGCTGACATTCAAAAGGCAAACTTTGCAACTCCAGAACAAACGCGCGGATTCATACAAAACGCACAGAATCGTGCTGACCTAGAGAAACAGCTTTATATTGCTCAATTGACGCAGCAGTATAGCGATTGGCGGGCAACGGAAGAACAAAAGCTTGATTATCGAGTGCATGTAAGTGAGTTAATGATTCAACTTGATTCTGATATGAATGACGATCTGAAAAAACAGGCCATGCAATCATTAAAGGATCGGGCGAATTACGAGCTAGCGCAAATCAAACTAGCTAAAGAAACGCGGATTTTTCAGGCTGAGCAAGCCATGATGTCTGAAATGCAAATTATCCAAAAGCGTTATGCGCTTGAGTATGCAGAAATCTCAAGAATTAATGACTTAGAGGAACGTGGTCGCAGAATGAATGCGGCAACTTATTCTAAAAAAATGGATGAGGATAATTTGCAGTGGAATACAACGCTTAACTACAACAATGCTATTGGTGTTGATACGAGTGCTGTGCAAGCATTAAAAGCAAGGCAGGATGCAATTGATGCAATGTATCAAGAGGGCTTTATTAAGCAGAAAGAGTACGAAGCAGCGTCTTTAGCCTCGCGGCAGCAATATGATCGAGACCTTCAGTCTAGTGCGCTAAGCTCCCTTAATACAATGCTTTCCGCAACATCTTCAACATGGTCAAACATGACGCAGATGATTAAGGAGAAGTCAGGTGAACAATCAGGTGCATACAAAACCATGTTCGCCATGCAGCAAGCCTTTTCTGTAACCTCAGCAACAATCAATGCTCTATTGGCCTACAACCAAGTTTTAGCAAGCCCATGGACATTTGATCCGATCAGCAAGCAACTTGCAGCAAGCATTACGCTTGGCATGGGTATGGCGAATGTTGGCCTAATCGCCGGACAAACCATTGCAGGCTTCGCCAACGGTGGCTACACAGGCCATGGTGGCAAGTACGAACCAGCAGGCGTCGTCCATAAAGGCGAAGGTGTTTTAACTCAAGAAGAAGTTAAGGCATTAGGCGGGCCGCAAGGCTTTGAAGATTTGCGAAAGTCGATCCGTCGGGGCTACTCGGCAGGCGGGCTGGTTGCAGATACCCACCGAGTTGGCATGGGTGCTGTGAGTGCGATTAATTCGGGTGGTGGTAATGGCGGTGGATCAGGTGGTGGCGATGTAAAGATCCACAACACGATCACGATTGCATCTGATGGTAGTGCAACCAGTGAAAGTGACAGCAAGCAGCTTGGGGCACTTATCAATAATGCCGTATTGGCTGTAATTCGCAGAGAGCAACGACAAGGGGGCCTGTTATCTAAATGAGCAATCAAAAATTCACCTGGTGTAATGACCTAGATGGCAACTCCCAAACTTCAAGCTTTAAAGTCCTTCAATCCAGTTTTGGCGATGGATACACACAGCGAACGAGTGTTGGGATTAACAACCGATCATCTACTTGGGCATACAAAAAGACTGGCAAGAAGGCTTTGATTTTAGAGATTAAAGCCTTTTTTGATGCGCATAAAGGCGCTGATTCATTTCTATGGGATTCGCCGCTTGATGGTGAAGTGCGTGTGGTAGCAGGGGATTACATGCCAGTCAGTTTAGGCGGTGGTATGTGGTCCATCTCCACCACTTTTACTCAAGACTTTAAACCTTAAATTCAATCAATTTTATGCCCTCAATCGAGGGCTTTTTTGTGGGCGTAAATTATGGCTAAACAAAGTTTAAATTGGGGCGCGCAACCCTCTGGTATTGGTGGTGATACATTCTTCTCAGGCTCAGTAAAGCTGCAAGCCAATGATGATGAGCTGTACTCATTTCTTGGTGCGGATGCTCAGGGAAATTTAACTCCGGCGGGGTTTAGGGATGAGTTGGATCTTTATTCGAAGAGTGAGGTTTATACAAAAGCCGAAGCAGACACCCTTTTTTCAATAGATGAATATCTAAAGTACATGCCAATTCCTTACCCAAAAAACACCCCACCAACTGGGTCTTTGGTTTTGATGGGGCAGGCAATCTCAGAAGCTATGTACCCAATTCTGTATCGCTTATATGGGCCAACATTACCGGATATGCGTGCATATGGTATCCGCGGTCTTGATTACGGTCGCGGGATTGATTCTGGGCGTATTGTGTTGAGCGAACAAGGTGATGCGATTCGAAATATTACGGGTGATATAACATTTCACGCCGGAAACTCACAAGGCCTACCAGCGTCACAGGTGGCTGGAGCGGATGGTGTATTTAACGGGCTGAACCAGCTCTCAAATTACTCAGGCTCGGTAGTTGGAGCTGCAACCTCTTTTGGTGTAGCTAGGTTTAATGCATCAAATGTGGTGCCAACAGCATTAGAAAACCGAGTTAAAAACATCGCATTTCTATATATCGTCAAGGCGGGTTAATTATGTACGCACTAGAAACAAGAGAAGTTGCTCTATATGGTTATGACGAGCATGGGGTTTATTGTGGTTCTTTTGGTTACTTGTGGGTAGAGGGAACTGGTCTGGCTGCAAATAGCACTTTGATAGAGCCAATTGAGCAGAAAGAAGGTTTTGCAATCGTCTGGAATGGTGAAGCTTGGGAATATCAAGAAGATCACACTGGGAAAACAATTTATTCAATCTCTGACAGGTCGTCAAAAACCATTGAAGATATTGGGCCTATTAAGCCCGGCTACACCCTGCTTAAGCCAAATACGCAATTTGACACATGGAATGGCGAAGCTTGGGAGGATCAGCGAACACCAGCCGAAATTGCCGAATATGAACGTTCTTTACTCCCACGGCTAACTAAAAGACAATTCGCACTACAACTTAACTCAATACAAGTTAGCGAAACAACAATGTATAAGCAAACGCTTGCATTGATTGCACAAGATGAGATCGCGCAAATTGAGTGGGATACAGTGTCTTATATTGAGCGCTTAAGTCCAACCGTTATATCAATGACTGCTGCACTTGGCTTAACTGATGAAGAAGTTGATCAGATGTGGCGGGAGGCGCTATCACTATGACACTAAATAGCGATCTTCAAAAACTGTATGTTGATAGCCTGATTACTCTCTATGAATTAGATGCCAGTGCCCTAGGTGCTGGCATTTTGCGTTTCCATGGGCAGCAGCAAGCCGAGAATATCATCTGGCAAGGCGATACTTTTA